CCCGGTTATCAGCCCTGTCAGAGCGTTCGTGCCGGCCTGCTGCACCTGATCAAGCGTTGCCATGATCATCTCGTTGCCAGCAGCCTGGCGGCGGAATCGCTCCTCCTCCAGTTGCTTCATCGTGGCATCGTGCTGTTGCTCTGCCTGCGTCTTGAGTTCCAGGTAGCGCTGGTCCTCGAGCAATTTGGCCTCGTTCAGTTTCTTCAGGTTCTCCAGTTCGGTCTGATAGCGCTGATCTTCGCCGGCGATCGGGTCCATCTGACCCAGCAACTGCTTGTTGGCTTCGATCTGTTGCGCTTCGTACAGTGCCGCGGCGAGCGCGCGGACCTGGGCGACCTGCTCCGGCGTGGCGTACTCGTTGAGTTGAAGTTCAGCCTGGGTCTGCATCAGTTCCTTGCCCTTCAGGCCGACAAGGGCGAGTTGCTGGCCAAGGCTGGCAATGGCGTCGATGTTTTCCTTCTGCGCCTGGGCAAGTTCCTGGGCGGCCTTCTTGGCTGCCTTCTGCGCCTCGGTGAGCTTCTTCGTGCCTGCCGTGGCAGCGGCCTCGGCGTTGACGGTACCGGTCTTCCCGCCCGATTTACCTGGCTGCGATGGAGTAGATAGCTTCGGTGCCTCTACCGGGGGCTTCTTCTCTTGGCTCTTGTAGAAGTTTTCAATCAACGCCTCAGTTGCCCGAATGTCGGCCTTGAGCTTGTTGATCGGGTCCTCGTTTTCTACCTTTAGGCCAAGCGCCCTTAGGTTGTCCCGAGCCTTCTCCAGCTTCGCAAGCTCTTCCCGTTGATCGGCTAGCGACTCATTTAGTCGAACAATGTCATCAGACGCAGCCATCCCGCCGCTAAGTTGGTAGGCCAGTTCTTCAGAAGCCCACTGAACTATCCGGACGGTTTCCTTCGCCCCGTCAATGATCTTGTTCAGCGCACCAACCACGCCAGCAGCCAAATCCTGCGCAGCCTTGATGGTTTCTGGATCCTGTAGTATCTCGGCCAGCTTCGCGATATTGCTGGTCAGAATCTGGCTGGCGCCGCTCGACTCGTTCACCTTTCCGATGAACACCGTCATGCTGTTGCGCAGCTTGGTAAACGAGTCTGCGACCGATGTTTCCATCTCATCGGCCAATGCCTTGTTCTCGTCCCGGGTGCGGCGCAGCCCTTCGTTCAGTGCCTCGACAGACAGCTTCCCGCTGGCGCCCAACTGCCGGATTTCAGCCTGGGTCCGGCCGGTAGCCTCGGCGATGCCTTCGACGATCGACGGAGTCGCGGCCATTATCGAGGCCCAGCCATCAGCCTCGACCTTGTTCTTCATCAACGCCTTGGACCACGCATCCATGGCGGTGGTGGCCTGGTCGGCGCGCGCGGCGTCGCGAACCAGCGCGTAGGAGAACGAGTCGGTGATGTCCAGGACGTCGGACGTGGTGTAGCCGAGATCCCGGAGCGTGTCAGCCGTAGCCAGGTAGACCTCTTGAGCCTCGCTCAGCGCCCGGAAGGTGCCGTTGGCGGTCTGCAACAGCCGCTCCTGCACCATGGCGTACTCTTCGGCGCTGCTGGTAGCGTTCCGAATGCGCGAGGCCATCTGGCCGTACTGGTCGGATAGTTCGATGACCGACTGGAGCGTCCGGAGCGAAAGGTAAGCAGCAACGACCCGGGTCAGCCCGCTGTATGCCGAGGTCTGGGCGCCGATCTGCTGGTTGGCCTGCCGCACAGCCCCTGCCACTCTGGTCATGCGGGTCTGCAACTTCCCAGCAGTCGCATCGGTCCGCTGCATAGAACCCTGCATGCTGTCCAGCGAGCGATCGGCGGCGTTCGCACCGTTTACGAGGCTGGAGGTATCCGCCTCGACGGTGTAGTAGATGCTGCCGACATTCTCAGCCATCAGGGTGCTCCTTTCGCCCGCGCCTTGCGCTTGGCCTCGATCTTGTCGAACCACTCCATCGTCGCGTCATGCTCTGCCGCGGTCGGGGCTCTGGCGCCCGGAGCGTTCGATTCGGTTGGGGGGTATTTCGCGCGCAGAGCGCCGATCAGGCCGGTCATGGTCATGGACCATGCGTCGCGCTCGCTGAGCCCCAAATGCGCTATCGCAGTCGCGACGTACTCCCGCGCCACGAATTCCGCCGAGTAGTTCGGCTCTTCGTCATGGCGCCGGGGAAGCGGCGGAAGCGCCCCGGTGACGCCGTGCTTCAGCAGGCAGCGCGCGAGGTGCACAAGGTGCTCGGGGTCCGCAGTTCCTGGCCGGTAGACCAGGTCCTGGTCGTAGTAGCCAAACACGTCGGACAGATCCTGCTCACTACAGGCCACCACCACGGCCAGGGCGTCGGCGAACTGGTCCGCCTGGTGCTTCTCGGTGATCGGGTCGCTCATGACTCGCGCGAAGACGTCGACAATCTCGGCCGGCGTACCGAGCTGGGTCATGGCGTACAGGGACGGCCGCAGGAGAAAGCACTCCCCCGAGGCCGTGTGTACGCCTATCTCACCGATCTCGGTGAGGATCACGGTGCAGTAATGGTTACCGGAACGGTCACGCTTACCGAGGGACGCGCCGCACTGGTGATTTTCACCGTGGTGGTGCCCACATCAACGCCGGTAACCAGGCCGGTAGAGCTCACGGTAGCAATCGCCGACGCCGCACTTTCGTAGACCAGGCCAGGAGCCGCGCCAGTCGGAGATACAGCGGCGGTCAGTTGCTGGGTGGCACCTTCGGCGATCGAGACAGATGTCGGCGAGACGGTGATGCCCTGCACCAGCGGGATGACCGTGACGGTTGCGGTATCGGTAACGCCCGGCACGACGCTGGAGGCAGCGGTGATCGTGGCGGTACCGGCCGACAGCGCGCTCACCTCGCCGGTAACCGTGTTCACTGCGGCCACGGTTGGAGCGCTCGAGGTCCAGCGCAGGCCTTGCGGAGCGCCAACAGGCAGCACGACGCCTTCGAAGTTGAAGCCCTCGCCAACGGTAAGCGAGAGGGTCTCCGGCACGACCTGAATGCTGGTGGGGTCCGGCGCATCCGCGTCGGGGGTATCTTCGACGATCAGGCCGAAGTCGGAAGCGGTCGCCGAAGCCTCGAAGCTGTAGGTAGTGACATCGTCGTACGGCGCGGAGCGACTGAGGTTGCTGATGAGCATGAACGCGGTGAAGGTCAGGTCCGGGAAAGTCATGCGCATCCAGACAACAGGCTGTCCGCCAGTCGAGTCAGGTTTCACGACATGCTTCGTCAGGTCGATCAGGTTCTGCGCGCCAGCGCCGGAGGCCTTTACGGTACCGTCACCGGAAATGGTCAGCGTCTGGAAGCTGGCCAGGTTCTCGCGCAGCGCGCCGACCGAGTCGGAGTCGGTTGCGTCGATGGTGTCCCATTCGACAGTGAACTCCTTCGTGCGGAGCGACCCGAAACGGCGCCAGTCATTCTCCGCCGGCAGCGCATCGCCGCACCCGATGTAATACTCGAGCACGACGTCGCGGCCCGGAAATTTGAGCTTCTTGCAAGCCATGTCTGGCCTCCTGATTAGTAGAGAACTTCAAGGTCCAGGCTGTACCAGGCCCGGTTTTCCGTGGTGTATCCGGGCCCGATCGGCTCTCCGATTGCCCGAACAGATGCGGCGCCACAAGGGACGCTGTCGCCAAGCGCTGCCTGCGCCAGGGTCTCGATTGAGTTGCCGACGTCGACAACGTGTTTCCGGACGCCCTTCGGGCCGAGGAGGATCACCTTGAACCGCAGGCGACGGACGTCGACCTGAGTCGGGGCGCCGCCGGTTTGCTGGATCGCTGCGATGAATGCCGAGTCGAGCGAGGGGTGGTCGACCCACATCCCACGGCTGTACTGGTAGCCTTCGCCCAGGATCGAAGCCAGCCAATCCTGGAAGGCGTCGTAGGGGGTCATACGCGGTAGGTCCTGCGGAGGATGGCCGGGATATCTGGAATGATCTGGTCAAAACCTTTCGTGAGAAACTCAGGCTCCGCATTCGGATCCCAGTAGTCTCCCCGGCTGGGGTCGTTCTCGTCGCGCGGCTGGCCGGCGAGAGTGCCTGGCGCTTCGTGGACTGCTGCCGCGTAGGCAGCGGTGTAACCGACGCTGCCCTCGACCCCGTTGGGGCCAACAGTGATCTGGGGGGCCGTTTGGCTGTTGACCAGAGTCGATGTGTCGATCGGTGTCATGGTCTGCGCCATTGCCGCTCCCTGGCTCAGCACCTCATAAACAGCGCGCTCGGAAACACCGCCGGCGATGTTTTCGACAGCCACACGAAGATTCCGCCGGACGCGGTCGATGCCTTGGATTGCCATGTCAGGTCACCAGCAGAAAGTCCGGCTGTTCACCGAAGAAGGACATGTCCCAGTTCGTCACCGAGCGAATCTCTTCCCAGCCGTTGGAGCCGTCGAACTGGATCAGGTCCAGGTACTTCGGCCGGCGGTCCTCGGTGAATATCTGGTGTCGCGATACGAACTCGGCACCTCGCGCCCCAGACTGACCACCCTCTTCCCGCATCTGCTCGCTCTTGGCTGTCCAGGTGCAGGCGATCTCGTACTCGGGACCGTAAACAGCCTCCTGGGTCGAAAGGTCGAAGTGCAGGAATGGCCGAACCGTCGCCGTGTTGGTGTAACTCCAATTCGCCGTCGTGCTCATGAGTCACCACACATGCAGCCGCCTCGCGCGATCCAAAGACCGCCGTGTGCGGTCTGGGTTGGGTTCGGGGGAATCAGCCCCGTCACACATCCGTGCTTGTCCAGGGCGTTCAGCAGGGCCAACTGCGCCTTCCAGCGATCAGCAAAGGCCTGGTAGCGGAACGATCGAGAAGCGCCGGATGGGGCCGTCTGGCTGCTGATGTACTTGTCGGCCTGGGCCAGCGCAAACAGCGCCAGCAGGTAGGCCTGGATCAACAGCGCGGTCGATGCCGGGTAGTGGGCATCCAGGCAACTCTGGATCTCCTGCAATTGCTCGATCCACGCCGCGAGTATGAAATCGGGCACGTTGTCGATGCCCTGGCTCTGCAGATACTGCCGGGCCTGCTCAACTGTGATCATCACCACATCCCTCCAGTTGCTCGACCTGCAGGTTGCACAGACGGAGGAGGTGTCGTTGAAGAATCCGAAGCGTCATACCTTGGGCGTCTTGCGCAGCATCCACGGTGTTCCGGATAGCATCGCAGAGCCTGAAGTCATCGCTAGCCCCGAACGAGGCCGGGAACTCCATGGGAGCGGGCGGAGCCTTCGGAATTGCCGGGATGTCCGAGTCGATCAGATTGCCAAACATTTCATTCTCCAGAAGAAGCGACCCCATCGCTGAGGCCAGAAACGACGAAGCCGCCCGCAGGCGGCCTCTCGTCACGCACCGGTCACTTGGCCGGGAACAGCTTCGCCAGTTCGCCCTCCGGCAGCAGGGCGGCAAGCGCTTCCTCTCCCTGGCGGCCATCGAACTCGATCTTCAGTTCCTTCAGGCGCGCTTTGATCAGCTCGCGGCGCTCGCTTCCGTCCGGGATCGCCGGGGTCAGGGTGCCGGCCTGGGCCTTGGCCTGCTCCCGGATACTCGCTGCTTCCGCGTTGGCCGCGGCGATGATGCCTTCGGCCTGGGCCTTGGCTTCGTCGATCATGGCATCGACGGATGCACGCGCTTCGGCGAGAGCTTGCCTGGCCGCTTCGTCGACCTGGGCCGAAACGTCCAAGGTCAGGCTTCCGTTCCTGAGTGCGCCAACCTCGCGCACGTTCGGCAGGAGCGCCGCAGCCAGAGTGTCGAGTTCCAGCACCTGGCCCTTGGAAACGCCGTTCCAGGGTTTGATCACCTCATACTTGGGCATGTCGCTCTCCTTACGCCAGGTTGGCGCCGTAGATCACGCCGGACAGACCTTCGTCGTCCTTCTTCACCTGGATGCCCATGGCGCTCATGATCTGGAAGTTGTAGTTGACCTGCGGCAGCGGCCGCGGCAGCGGCACAACGCCGGTAGCCATGCCGACCAGCGGGGTGACCACGTCGCGCTGGCGCTGGTAGCCCAAGAACTCGTTGCCCGACAGGGCGAAAGTCTGGCGAACCGCGCGCGCCGGGATGAAGCGCATGACCGCATCGAGCACGGTGCCGGCCACCACCGCGTTGGCACCGCCGCCCATGGTGATCATGTAGGGCTGGGACAGGTTGGCGTTGATTTCCGGGGAAACCCAGAGAACATCGTAGGCGTCCACCTTGTTGGCACGCGCAGCTTGGCCGAATGCGCCTTTGGTGAAGAAGTCGATGATCTGCTGCGGCGTGGCGGTGGTCAGGTCGATGTTCGCGCCGCCGGCGCCGGAGCCCAGGTTGACCTTGATGGTGTTGCGGTGATTGCGCAGACCCTGAGCCGGGTAGTTCTCGACCTGGATGTTGGTGGCGCCGTCCAGGGTGTAGGCAACGATCCGCTTGTTGAACTTGCGGAGCTTCGCAGCCTGCGAGTCCAGAACCAGGTCGATGCCGACAGTGTTCATGCCGGCGGCATGGCGCCAGTTGACACCGTAGCCGGCGGTGAACACCGGAATGGGGTCGCCATCGGAGTTGTACTCGGTGTGATCGAAGGAGTACGGGGCCTGGCCGTCGATGCTCACCGACACATCATCGGCGATGTCGCCGACCACGCTGTAGAGCTTGGCGGTCTTGCCGATCGGCAGCACGGTCTGCACCTGCAGGAGATCGTTGACGATCTCCATGCCGGTTTCCTGGTTGCGGTACTGGATGATCTGGGCGTCGACCTCGGCCCAGAACTCACGACCCAGGCCGGCGAGCGCGTTGCAGGCCAGCATTTCGGGGGTCATGGCGCCGCGGTGGTGGGTGATCATCGCAGCGTTCTGGTTGTTCCAGATGTTGCGGTTGGCCTGCAACTCCTGGTAGTGGCCCATCAGGCGAGGATGGGCGGCGATTGCTTGCTGGGTGAGGAACATGTGTCCGTACTCCTATTAGGGCGCCGGGGCGGCGACACTGCCGACACGGAAGCGGATGCGTATGAAGTCGGTTTCGCCGGAGGCGATGACTGCATCGTCCTGGCTGTACCCGAGGACCGTGTCGGTATCGCTCGACGCGATGGCACCCTGGCCGCTGGTGCCGAGTTTGATCGGCGTGTCCTTCTTGTAGGTGCCGGCCGGGCACAGCACGGCGAGCTCGCGACCCTCTTCGACGTAGTTGCCCACGGCCGAATGGCCGGCGGGAACCTCATCGCGGATGTTGAGTCCTTCGTGGTGAGCGCAGTCGATGACGTAGAGTCGGCCAACGCTGGCGCTTGCCTGGGCGAACAGGTCGCTGCCATTGATCACGGCGAACGTGCCGGGCAGGAGTGCCGCGGCGGTCTTGCGGGTTTCGGTCTTGAACAGCGACTTGCCGTCGATGTTCACTCGACGATAGCGAGACATGGCTTACTCCTTCGGCAGGTTGGCGATATCGGCGGTGAGGCCGCCTTTGTCGGTGGCAGCATTGGCGCCCAGCGGAGCGGATTCGCCGCACTGCTTGAACATTTCCTTGAGCGCGTCGCCGGCCAGGCTGTTGGCGATGACCTCGCCAAACTTGGCCTTGACCGCTTCGCGCATGCTGTCTTCCTCGGCGCGCTGGTTGGCGGTCAGCGTATCGGCCAGCGCCTTGTGATTGGCGACCAGGCCGTCGACCTTGTCGGCCAGGGGCTTGATGATGGTGTCCGCCAGTTCCTTGATGGCGCTGGAGGTGTTGGTGCCGATTTCCTTCACGATTTCGGCCTTTTCTTCGGGGGTCAGGGGCATGTCGCCCTCCTTCTCAGGTTGATCAGGCCGAGCCTGACGATGGGTGAAAATGTTCTTGATGCTGTTGGCTACCATGGCGACCCAGGACTCTTGCCTGACAACGGGCTGGCCGGATTCGTCGAAGACGATCTTCCCTGCCTCGAGCTTGTAGCCGTACACCTCGGTCACACCGCCGTTGAGGCTGATCACGGCCTGGGAATCGGTGAAATCGGCAACCCATGCGTACTGGTCGGGGCCGGAGGCGAATCGCTCCTTTGCGGCTCGGTCCAGGCGCTGCTCACGCTCCCGGTAGGACTCGCCAACCAGGGCGCCGGAGTTCGGCTGAAGCGGCACAGCCTGGTCCGCGTTCACCATGAGGCCGACGCCCTGCTCAGGAGTAGCCGCCCCTACTTCGTGCAGCAGGATCGCGTCATGGTCCATGCTCTGGATGTCGGCGACCCACTCCGCGCCTTGGGCGCGCTGGCTTTCGTTCGGCTCGATGCGGTTGAGGAATGCGGCAACGCTGGTATGGATCGGGGGAACGTCCTCCCCCTTCTCCAGCGCTTCGACGCGCTGCAACAGTTCACGGCCGCCCTCCGTGGACTTGGCGAACTCGACGTCGACCCACTTCTCCATGTAGACCCGGTTGCCGGACTTCTTCACGTTGCGGTTCCAGGCGCCGACGTGGGCGGCGTTGATTCCCTCAGGCGAGAACGCAGACACGAACTTCCCGTCGACCATCGGGTGCCCGAGCGGCGCCAGCGTTCCCTCCAGGCCTGGGTAGTGCTTGTCGATCTGCTCGGCGGTGTAGAGACCACCGTTCATGATCACGCCGGCCGGCAGGGTGTAGCTCGGCAGAACCAGGTGTTCGCGCCCGTTGTAGGTCTCACGTCGAATACTGGCGCTGTTGACCTGGGTGGTGATGTTGACCTGCATGGGCATGGCTCAATCCTCTTTCGCCCAGGGCCCGCGCCCTTTGGCTTTCATGACTTGGTAGTTGCGGCGCGCGCGCTCGACGATGGCCGGGACAACCGGGTTCCCTTCGTCATCGACCAGGACCTCGACCTGGCCGCACTTGCAGTTGCTCGCAATTATCTCTCCGGCTACCATCAGCCCAGACAACTCCTCGAGGTCATAGACATGTCCGCAAAAATCGAATCGCTTGACCATTACGACCTTGTCAGCAGATATCTGGCTGGACAGTCCGAACAATCCATTGCCAGGGAGGCCGGAGTATCCAGAAGCGTGATCCAGCGAATCCTGACGGAACGCGGGGTGGAGCGGAGAAACAGAAAGATGGGCGCCCTGCAACGGTACTCCGGCCTCGATTCTGCCGCCCGGAGAGCCGTTACCCAGGCCGCCATCTCCGTTCGGCGTGGACAAATCGAGTCCGACGAGATTCGGGCCAAGAGGGCTGCGGCCCAACGAGAAGACAGAGTTGGTATGTTCGAAGCCGAGGTGATCAAGGCCTTGCTCGAGAGAGGGGTTCATGCCGAAGGTCAGCGGGCAATTGGCCCGTACAACATGGATATCGCCCTTGACGAGCCTTCCGTCGCCGTGGAGATCTACAGCATTCACCCCACTAAAGAACGAATGGCCAGACTCCATCAGCGCGCCGAATACATCCTCGACACTGGAACATCCATGCTTGTCGTTCAGGTCACCTACCCCAGGCGCATCTTCGACCTCTCCGCGGTTTGCGAGAAGATCATCTCCTTCCATGATTTTGTGCGCCGGAATAAGGCCTCGGCAGGTCATTATGGGGTGATTCGGGGTAACGGCGAGCACGCGCCCACCAGCAGTCACAAGCTCAACGGCAGGCCCCTCATAGTAGGCTTTTGACCCAGCAACAAACCTTCCGCGAACCCTTGTCCCCGGCAGGTAGCAGTTGATCGAGTTTCCGTCTCGGCTGTACCAGTCCCTCACCTCATCCGAGGTGTAGAGCCTGGCGTGCCTGGCCGCATGGGTGGCCCTAGTGCTGGGGGACAGGGCCGACATGTGCATCAGCTTCGACTGGACGCCGTAATCGGCCTCGGCAGCGTCTTTCTCGTCCCAGCGAGCCCTTCGGAGTGCGGTAGTGACCTCGGTGCGGGCGATGCGATGGCCTCGACGCGCCTCGATGCCGGTCTGGGCGGTCAGGTCCCGTGCAATCTCCCGGGGATTCTTCCCGCGCCCCATGCCTTCGGCGAGGATGCGCGCCATGTCGGCCTTGACCTGGCCGGACAAGCCCTTCATCTCCTCGAACTCCCGAGCGCGAAGCAGCGCCATGCGCGCGCGGTAGGCGTCGGATCGGAGGAGCACATCCAGCGACTCCCGGCCAGCGCGATACGCCGGCGACTGCTGCGCCAGGTTGGCGTGGGTCTGCGCAGTCCCGCGGATGTAGGCAACCCCGACGTAGGACTCGAAGAACCAGAGGTCACGCTCCCCGCCCTCTTGCAGGATCTCGTCGACCATCAGGTTGGTGTCGGCGAAGATCGCGGAGAGAAGGGCCTGGTCGAGACGGTAGGTGTACTGCTCGTTCACCACCGGTTGGGCCGGGATTCGATCCAGGGCGGCCACGTAGCCATCCCTGATCTTCCGCATGCGCCTGTCGAACTCGCGCATTGCGCCTCTTTCCAGGCGATCTACCCCGGTCGGGTCACTGCTGCTCGCCGGTAGGATCGGTGCGCGCGGCATCTTCATCCTCCGGTTCGGTGTCAGGCAGCGGATCGCCCTCCTCGAGCGGGTCGTATCCAGCTTCTTCGCGTATTTCCTCCGCCGTGAACACGGGCTCGCCAGTGCCGATCGCGGCGCTGTTGATCTCGCTCATGGTCTTGGAGTTGGCCAAGCGCTCGGCCTTGGTCGGCACGGTGAGGTCATCCCAGATCGCGGTGAACTCGGCTTTCAGCGGAACCACGCCGATGCGCATCAGGTGCGCGAACAGGTCGTTGATCTCGAACGTCAGTTCTTGCACCCGGCGCGCCTGGCATCTGGCGTTGTGGTACTTCTGGTCCTCACTGCTCGCCCGCTCGCCGGTCTGCATGCCCACCAGAATCTTGGTCGGGATGTCGACGCCGGCGGCGGCGGTTTGCAGGTTGACGTTGTACGTAGGCCCAGGGTCCGAAACGGCGGACACCATCTGCGTGACGGTCGCACCCTGGGTTGGAAGCAGGACATCGTTGCCGCGGTTTAGCTGACGCGCCGCCTCGTTGAAGCGTTCGTTGAGCGCATCGAGCGTCACGCCGTAGGTGCTGGCGATCTCGCCGAGGTTAATCTCCTTGTCGAAGTTCAGCAGGAGCTGGCGTGCGGCGTTCTTCAGGAACGATTCGCCACTGCCTCCCTCGACCTTCTCCAAGCTGATGAAGGAGTTGTAGGCAGGCTCCAGGAATCCGATTGCATCGCCGGTCCAGTCTCCGAGAATGAACACCCGGTCCGGATGAATATCTCGCACCAGACCTGGACGACCCGCTTGGGAGGCCTCGGTGTACTCCCACATGGTGGGCTGCCCGTAGGTCTCGCTATCCTGTTTTTCGTCGAACGTCTTGGGTTTAAGGCAGCCAGCCCAGGCCGGGGTGACCTTCGCCAGCCCATTGACCTTTCCCGTGACAGGCCTGTCCCACGGCTGGCTATCCCTGATGTGCAAGAGCAACCCGGAATAACGACCAACAAGGCGGCGCCGGTCGGCTTCGGAGACAGCCCGCCAGAACCTGCCGCCTGCTATCAACGGCTTGTTCTTCCTCTCCCACTCGGTTTCGTCCTTGGAGCGGTCCTGGTCGTCACCCTCGATGACCTGCGGATTCGTCTTCCAGCAAGTGGTGACGATCTTCTCGACCGCGCCATGGGCGATGCCGCCCCGGCGGTACATGGTGTACAGGTCGTTGAACGTGATTTCCTGGGGGAATCCGTACTCGCACCATGCTTGTGGCCGCTTCGCGTCATGGCCAATGCCCTGGTTCAGCAGGCTCATTCGGGCACGCGCGATGGCACTGCTCATCGCGTGATTGACCGCGAGGTCGAGTTTGTCAGTCATGGTCAGTCCGATTTCAGGATGAGGCCTGGCTTGTCCGTCTCGCGGACCAGTTCGACAGAAGAGAGGTTGGGGTCACGCCATACCATCGTCCCTTCGGCACCGGCGTTCTCGACCGCCACGGTGCGGGCGCATGTAGTGCAGCGCGCACGGACAACCATGGAGCGGCTGGTAGCGCGCTCCTTGAGGATGAAGATGGCCATCAGCGGGCTCCGGGTAGCAGCATACCGACCGCGCCGCGGCGCTTGATCAGCGGGCCCAACGCGTACCGGCTCGCGTCCATGAAGTGGTTGTTCTTGTCGATGATCTCGGCGAGCACGTCACCGGTCAGGCGGTCGACCTTGTAGCTGTAGAGCCTGGCCTCGCGCAGGAAGCCGGTACAGCGCACGTGAATGACAATCTCGACGTAGCTGCGCAGATGCGCGATGCCGTCCTCGACGCTGCCTTGCCACTTCGCCACCGGCTCGATGCGCGGCAAGTTGGCGCGCTTGTGGTCACGCCCCTTGCTCTTGACGTGGCTGATTGTCTCCGGCCTGGCCGAATCGGCCCGCACGGCGTGCAGTTCGATGCCAGGCAGACGGTCGATCATGAACTGGGCGATGTCGTCGTTTTCGAGGCCGACCTTGCTGGCTTCGTACTCGACCCAGAGCCGGCGATCGTGCACCCAGAGCTTCACGCCGGCTGTGGGGTCCTGACTGAACCCCCAGTCCAGCCCGTAGTAGGGGCCATCCCAGCCCGGTTCAGGCGTGAACTCCGCCACTCGGTACTTGCCGGACAGGATCTGCGCGTCGCTGTTCTCGCGGTAGGCGCCATCCCAGATCCAAGCGTAGGTCTGGTCGTCCAGCGACTCCCTGTCGTTCAGGCGCTCCTGATCGAGGACGTCGGGGAACCAGGGATTGTCCGTGTAGTTGAGTTCGACGATCTTGGCGCCGGCCGGCATGTTTTTCCGGAACCGGGTGTCGGTAGGGCTGCCGTCCTTCTCCGGGTTCCAGGTGATCCAGACTTCGGAGTCGCACTCGCGAACCGTCGGCACCAGCTTCTGCCAGGCGATCTCACTGACGTTCTCGGCCTCATCGACCCATGCGATGAGGATGCGCGCCTTCGACTTGATGCTATCGAGGTTGTGGCGTAGGCCGGAGAACGAGAACCACACCCGTCGGTTGCGGGTGCGGATGAACTTCTCGCCGATCTCGAAGTAGGCGTTGAGCCAGGGTTCGGACCGGATCGCCTGCTTGACCTCCTCCATAGAGGAGTCTTCCAGGCTGTTCATGTACTCCCGGCCGCAGAGAATCTGCCCGGAGATACCAGCCTCGGCGAACATGTAGGCCCGGATCGCCGCCATTTTGGCAAAGCTGCGTGTCTTGCCGCTGCCGCGCCCGCCGTAGGCGGCCCTGTACCTCGCGGGCCCGGAGAAGACCGGAATCAGCTTCGGTGGGAGTTCAATCCGTGCTTTCACCAGGCGCCACCAGTTCGATCATGGTCGGCATGGTGGGAATCGGGCCGCCGCCGGGGCCCGAGTGCTCGAACTTGTCGGTGAACACGCCGTGGTGGCGGCCGAGCAGTTCCAGGTTCTTCACCTTGTCCGGCCATTTGATCTTCTTGAGGATGCCGACCGCCGCGCGGGAATCGCCCTTGCCCTCGAACATCTCGGCCAAGTCGAAGCCGCTGAGGTACTGGCGCCAGGCCTTGGGCCACTGGCTGAGCGGGCGGAGGGTCAGGTCATCGTTGACAATGTCCAGGAGGTCCATCTGATCGATCTCCTCCAGGCGCCGGACGACGTAGTCGGCGTCAGACCTGGTGCGCTCGGCGCGCTCCTTCATAGCCGCCTGTATGGCGGATGTGATGTCCGGCTTCTGCAGCAGTTGGTAACCGATCTCGGACGCGCGATTCTTGCTGTACCCGGCCCTGATTGCCGCCTGGGTCGCATTGAGGTCGAGCAGATACTCGGCGACGAAGCGGCGCTGTTTTGCTGTTAGCGCCATGGATCACCTCAACTGAGCCTCAGGATGGGCGCGATGTTGCCCTTGTTGCGGTAGACCAGCACCAGCAGCACCAGCAGGACCGCCAGCAGGTAGGGCGATATCGGCGTTGCGTGGCGCGCCATCAGAACAGCCAAGCTGATCGACAGCGCCTGCATGCCGGTCCCAGCGGCGAGGATGTACGCGCAGAGCGAGACGCCAAACCGGTACGTCGCGCCGTGGCGCTGGTACGTGAAGATGCGGCAACTGATAGCGCCGCAGACGGCCGCAGCCGCCAGGGTCACCAGGTCAACCATCTTTCCGACCTCCGATCATGCCGACGATGCGCTGCAGAACGATCTGAAGCCATGCCGGCGCGCGGCCACCGATCATCCAGTCGAGCACGCCGATCAGGATCGTGACGATCAGCGCGGCGGTGACCAGTGCGGGCAGCCCGGAGAACTGGGTCGCGCCCCGCCCGACAGCCTCTGTGGCGGCGTAGTAGCCGCCGACCCAGGACGCCAGCAGGTAGCCGAGGCGCCTGGCCATTGTCAGGTCGTGAGCCCAGAGCACGAACAGCAGCGCGCCGGCGAAGCCGCCGATCACCGCATTGACGTCTACTCCGGGGATGATTGCGGTGGCAGTGAGCCCGACGGCGCCGGCTGCTGCTACTGCTCCGCTGCTCGTCGGTTCAGCCATGGGGTACTCCAGAAACGAAAAAACCCGGCGCCAGGGCCGGGTTTTCGGGGGGATCTGTTGATCGGGTGTAACTGTGCACAGTGGCAAAACGATACCCAAATGCTCGCCAAATCGTCAAGCGACCTGTTTCAGGCGCTCCCGCTGGGTCCAGTAGGCAGCCACGCGGTCATGGTATCGCTGGTGCACCTCGGGCAGTTCCAGGACGTCATCGCCCCACTCTGCCCGGTAGGCCTCTCCGTACCGCTTCATCCTCGCCGCCCAGGCTGCCAGCTGGTGGTCTGACATTCCGCGCAGGCGCTCGGCCAGGCGCTGCTGGTGGTGCTCACGGCGCTGGGCATACAGCTCGGCCCGAGCCTCGGCGACCACGTCCCGGTCGTTCTCCAGCCAGCGCCAGCCCGGCCCCTTCCGGAGCCCGCTCTGCTTCGCTACCACCTCGGCCACCGGCTTCAGCGCTTGGGCGTCCAGCTTGTCGACGTGCCGCGCCAGCCGCTCCCAGGTACTGGCGTAGTCCCGAGCCCAGTGGCTGGGGTCGACGCGGCAGCCCAGACGCTCCTCGATGAACAGGCAGACCTCGCCGGGGCCCAGCGTGTCCCGGCCATTCACCGCCCGCTTGTGCGAGTTGATCGCCGCCAGCGCCATCCAGTACGCCCGCTCGCCCTGGCGCTGGGTCAGTTGGCCGAGGCCGGCGCCGATCCAGACCAGGCCGTGAGCGATCGCCACGTCGTCACCGGTGGCCAGCGGCGAGTACAGCGTGTGGCCGAAGTGCTGCAGCGGCTTCGGCAGCGAGCGGATGGCAGCCTGCACCAGGCCGGCGGCCAGCATGTGGGCGCTACGCCCATTGGTGTCCTTGCGGTCGGGGTGCGTCTCGTTGGCCACCCGGCCCTTCTTGCCCAGCGCGGCCTTGTCGGCCGCCACCGCCAGCACTGAGCTCCGACTCTCGTAGAAGGCGTCATGCCAAGCCTGGCGCGCGCTGATCAGTCTCATTTCGACTCTCCCCTGTAGTTTCCTGTAGTCACTGCTCGCCCTCGAGGAGAGGGACGATCTTCACTCGCACGCCTGGCGTTTCGCTCCAGAGCTTCTGGAATATGCCGCGGGTGGCCTGAACATCGTCACGCCAGACAACGCCGTTGCAGGCATCGCAGATGGCCTTGAGGCAGTTGTCCGCATCCGGTTTGCGCATGGCGGCGATCTCACCGGCCAGAGCCTGTGCACGCTTGCGTTTCGACCATGAGGCTGGCACTTGGTGGTACATCCAGATCTCGATGAGGCAAGGCCGGGTTATCAGCGGGCGCCCCGCCATTGCCTGCTGTGCGGCCATGGCCACCAGGCCTTCGTACGCCACGGTCTTCGCGGGAGTGAACATTCTGGCGTGGGCGCCGACGCGGCCGATACGCGGCCTCCCCTTCCCCTGAGGCTCGCCGGGTACGGTGAACATCACCGGGCGGAGGTCATGCATCACGGCGCACCTCCGGCGCTTTCCGGCGCATCGTGGCCAGCAGCAGTTCCCGCGCCTGGGCGCCACTGAGCCCATCCAGGCCCTGGGCTTGCATCCGCCGGCGGAGCTGCTGTTCGGCTTCATCCTCGGCCAGGTCCAGCAGGCTCTTCCCGGTGTCATGCTCAATCGCGTGGATGACGGGCTGGCTCAGCGGGATGTTGTTTGCCCACCGCCGGACCATCTCTGCGTAGTGGAACCCGAAGCGCTTGCGGAGGCGATCGTCGTTCACCTCGCCGGTGCGCAGATCGAAAACGCCGGTGGCCTCGGCGGCGGCCTTGACCACTTGGTGGCGATAGCGGCACGCCAGAGCCTGGTTGAACGCGGTGTCGTGGTCCGGCAGACCGAGCGACTCCGGCTGGACGCTCAAGCAGAGTTCCCGGAATGTCGGCGCCGCCGGCGGCCAGTCGAACCGGCTGCCCATGAACGTCAGCATGTTGAGCCCGTGGGCCAATTGCTGACCGGTCAGCCCCTGGAGCACCGTAGCCCAGGCGCCGTCAGGATTCGGGTTGTCGCCAAAACTCGACGTCCAGCGGTGCCCGTACATCTCGGTCATCTTCACCCAGAGCCGTTCCAGCAGCCTGTCGGGCAGCCTCGTTGGCGGCGACGATTGCGTTGACGCGGTCGACGGCTGAGCGAGGGCCCTGTCGATGTGGGAGGCCGCGCTTTGCGGCACGATGGCCGGCTTGGCCTTCGGCTTTTCCTGCTTGGTTTCCATGGCTGCTCCTGTTCTGGTCGAAGCGCTGGTTGCGGCGGATTTTCTGTGCCAGTTCGTGCTCCCACTGGCCTTGGGACTGATACTTCTCGGGGCGGTTGATCCAGTAGCTGCGGAATTCGAGAAGCTCGTCGTCGCGTAGCTGGTAGGTCCCAATCCCGTTACGGACCAGCGTTGCCGGCCACCCCTTCGCACTCGGCACCCAGGCCTCATGCATCGGGAATCGATCAGCACCACATACCGGCTCTGCCTCGCGCGCGTTACGTGACGGAGGAGGTATCGGAGGAAGACCGGATGTAGGCCCCACCTCTGGCCCCACCTCGGGAGAACCTCCGGCCCCACCTCCGGCCCCACTTGCTCCAACCTCTTCGCTGTAGCCCAGTAGTTCCGGGGCTTCTGACTCTAAATCCTTGGCCCCACCTAGGGCCCCAGGTCTGGCCCCACCTTGGTCAAACCTCTGGCCCCACCTCTCCGAGACGGATTGATCCCGTGAGGCCTTCGGCAGGTGGAAAACGAAAGGACCGATGCTGGGCATAGGCTCGACCATGCCGCGGCGCACCAGCGCATCGATGGTGTAGCGGGCCTCCTTGCGGGTCGCCTTGTGCGCAGGACGCCCAGGTGATGCCGGGATGCTCAAAACCTCGATCAGCATCTGCTCGCTCAGGCGGCGGGTTTCGCCAGCGATGCCGGTCCTGTAGTCCATGAACATCCGGATCGCGCAGTACACCTTCAGCAGCTGATGCGGCTCGTCGAAGAGCGCATCCCACTCCTCGTCGTTGATCTGGAAGGACGGCATTCAGTCCCAACCCAGCGGTCCCGGCCGCTTCTTCTCGGCCTGAAGGCCCAACTCAGCCAGCGTCTTGAGCGCCTGAATGTACTCGAATGGATGACACTGAGCCGACATTGGGACGACCTGAAGCTCCAGAAGCGCAAGCACCTTGCACCACCGCTCTATCTCGCCCTCTTTCCAGCGGCTGACAGTAGATTCGCTCACGCCGATTGCATCAGCGACGGTCTTCTGCCCAACCGACAAAAGCCGGTTCAGGACTAGGGACTCGAACTCCCGTGCCCTTGCGTCGCGCTCGGGGTTTAATTGGCTGGCTGTCATGGTTACGACGCCATCCGCTTAGGCTCGTCTTCTTCGCGAGCCTGAAGCGCGCCAGAGGATGCCTTCTCCAGGACGCACTGATGCTGATAGGAAAACCCACCTTCCGATTTGCACTGAGAAATGCGCCCAGGGCTTACGCCTAGGGCCTTCGCAATCGCTCGCCCTGTTCCGAAGTGGGTGAGCGCCTGTTCGTAATTCATACGGCTGCCTCCATGGTTTTGCTGGAGTTTAGAAAAATAAACAGTCGCATGCAAGTTATCTAAACCAACAAGGATTTAGAATCCTAAACATGGACTTTTCAGACAGACTCAACCAGCGCATGGATGCCTTAGGCATCAGCGCCGCAGACATCTCCAGAGAGATCAAGGTCTCCAAGGGGACTCTCTCCCACTGGACCAATGGCACCAACAAGGCCAGAGGAAAGAACCTGATCGCCTTGGCCAAGGTGCTTCGATGCAGCGCCTCCTGGCTGGAAACCGGGAAGGGAGAAAAGGAGCTTCCCGCACATGAAGGGGCTCCTTCAGAGGCCGACTACGCTCTTATTCCCCAGCTCACCGCTAAGGGTTCGTCGGGAAATGGCTACCTAAACGATCATGTTGAGGTCAAGGGTGGATTGGCATTTAAGCGCGACTGGCTTCGACGCATGGGGCTGAAGGCTGAAAATCTTCGCGTAGCCTACAACCAGGGAGACAGCAACTGGCCTACCCTCTCCGACGGAGAGGTCGTCCTGATAGATGTTTCCTGCAAGGAGCCCGCGAACGGGAAGATGTTCGCCCTGCATGATGCCGACCAAGAAGTGATCTTCAAGCGCCTTATCCGAGAGATATCAGGAGGATGGCTGATCCGATCAGATAATCAGGACAAAAATCGATACCCAGACCAGCCTGTCACTGATGACGGAATGCGCGGCGTAGACATTATCGGTCGTATCGTTTGGCGTGGCGGCGCGATGTAGTCAGGTGCTGACCGGCACTCGGGCTTTTTGATAATCAAGGAGGTTTCATGCGTTTAATCGCCATAGCAGCAATAATGATCATGCTGTCAGGTTGTGCCGTATCTCAACAAAAGCCGGTCCCGAGAATTCCATTCCCTGCTGCTGAATTTGCCGCTCTTCCGACAAAAGGGACTGGCACATTGACTGGCCAGGTCTTTATGAAGACCGTTGGTGGAGATGTGAAATTCGGTGCAGGGAGCACAGTTTACCTAGTCCCCGTTACGTCCTACTCGAAACAGTGGTACGAAGTGAACTACATAGGAGGACAAGCGCTTGAGGCGCCAGATCCTCGATCAGGACAGGGGTCCATCACTACGGTGGCGGACGGGAACGGAAACTTCACATTCACGGACATCCCGCCAGGCGACTACTTCCTCAGCTCAACCGTCACTTGGCAAGCGCCATCGAAATACGGACTCCTGCCTCAAGGAGGCGTAGTGGCCAAGGTCGTGAGCATCGCTGATGGCATGAAGCTTCGCGAGATGCTCACACGGTAACACCCTTAACCAGAGGGACATAGCCCGCCTAGCGCGGGCTTTTTTGTGCCCGCTCAATCCAAAAGTTTAGATTTCTAAAAAAATCCCTTGACCTTAATCGTTTAGTTTTCTAAATTTCACTTCAACGCCAGCAACACACCGCCGGCCAGGCCACCGAGCCGACCGCTCTTTCACAACCCGCGCCATGAACGACTACCCGGCAACGCCGGTTAGGTCAGCCCGAGCTGTCTCCTGGCGGGCGAAAGAAATCCAGGGGAAACAACCAAGCCTGCCTCTACGGCGACCGGCGATCCGACAGGCCCGAAAGCCTGCCAACGCGCAGACAACTGCGACGGCGGACGAAGCGAAATGCTGAACCGAGCGAATGACCCGCATGCAGGTGCGGAGAAACACCGATTTCACTGGCTGGCCCTCCACCGAGGGCCAGACGGGAAGTCAACACGCCCTGGAGGAGCAGAAAATGAATGAAAAATCCTCACGTGCTGTACGCCAGGCACTTCGGGTCCTCCGCAAGGCGGAAGACGATCGCGAGGCGCGCATTGAGTACCACGAAACGGTTGGAATGCTGCGCGGCCTGTACTACGGCGGTGAGATCGATTCGATGGAGCTAGTTGCGCTCACGCAACTCGCAGGAAACGCATACATCAACGCTGGGAAACCCTGGTAAGGAGACTGAAATGGCTCAATTCAATGTCGATGCGCACCTGAGCAACGGCAAGCGCCTGGACTGGATTGCCCTGCCGGAAGGCAACGAGACACCGGATGACGTGCTGATCAAGGTACGCCAGGCCGCCATGAAGAAGTTCGGCGACCTCATCTGGTTCAACCGATGGGACCACGTTGTTGCCAGCAACGGCTACATCACCGTGCGGATGCACGCGTGAGGTACCAGTTCTTCAAGCCGATGCGGGGCTGCCGCATCTTCGCCAGTGAGCAGCACATGACCAAGCCAGCCGGCGAGCTGATCGGTTGGTGCGAGAAAGTCGACGGGAATATCTGCATTTTCAAACCGCCATGTTCGCATGAGCTTGACCGATTCATCTGGAGGCACAAGGACGGTTTAAACCCTTGGTATCTCTACTCAGCATAAACCCATGAATAAACGATTTCTCAGATGCCCTTCGCAAGAGGGGCATCGAGGAAGTCAACACGCCCTGGAGGGCAAGAGGATGAAAATAGAGATGCCCAGAGATGACGGCGCCATCTTGCCCGAAGACCGAGAACAAAGAGTGGTTATTGAAGGATCTGGAACACTCGTACTTTCCAAGGGGCCGACCGCAATCACCATCGCAAGCGGCGTAAAAAATTTAACGATTCAAAGACTTCAGGTGGTCTGTGCCTCTTTCGAATCGAGATGGCGCAGATTTTTCATTTTTGCGAAAGCCGCTTGGCAGTTCAGTAAGTAGGCCCCGCCCCGGTTCGCCGGGGCTTTACCGCCCTGGAGGGCAGACGATGCAGATCGAAATCGAACTGGCGCCTAAGCCAGTCCCGCACCCAGCGATTGTTGGATGGCTACAGGCAGCGGATGAGGCTGAGCGCGCCGGCCTGACCTTCGCCGCGAACACTTACCGGAGCACCGCACGCAGCATCGAGTTGGAACAGGAAACTGGCGTTCCTGTATGCGCATGCTGCTTCAAGCCGTTCGGGCGCGGCGTCCTCCATCAGTAGCCCGCCGCCCTGCCAGTAGCAGGGCATCACCAGCCCCACCGAACTCTATCCGGAGACACACGATGAAGCGAAACGCCAACCCGGCGGCGACCGTTGCTGCCTGGAATTCCGCATACCCCGTCGGCACCGAGGTCGACTACCGATTCCATCGCGCCGCGGCGCCGAAGCGCACCCGGACGACAACCGAAGCCCAGGTGCTCGGCGGACACACTGCTGTCGTCTGGCTCGCCGGAGTGTCCGGTTGCGTTGCCCTTTCCCACTGCGAGCCGGCCTGAGTCGAGCTACCTGCGGAGACAAACGTGAACCGAAGAATTTTGAAACCGGTTGGCGAGGGTGTCCTGCTCGGCCTGGGACTCGCCGTCTTCATGATCGGTCTCGTGACCACCGCCCGCGTGATCTTCCAATTCGTCGGCGCGCTGGCGGGCTGCCAACCGTGAAAAGAGAGGAATGCCAATGAAGCAGTTCGCGAAGCTGTTCGAGTTCGAAGACCTGGGCCAAGTGCTCGTGATGCTTGATCGCTGGGATGACGGCACCGGAGGTGCGCCTCTACTTCAAGCCCGACGGGCTTGGCGTCTGTTCAGTGGCGTGCAGCAACTTCCCCGGCGATGAAGACGAGCAGTGGGACTACGCCGAAAAGGGGTTCGCCACGGCGGACTCCGAAGGGGCTCACAAGATCGTCGCCGAGGCAATGCAAGTCGTCCCGGATCGCCTGGGCTAGCGGTCCAGGCGGTAGAAACGCCAACTACCACCCGAACGGAGTCACACCATGCTGATCCTGACCAGAAGACCCGGCGAAACCCTGCATATCGGCGACAACATCACCGTCACGGTCCTCGGCAGCCAAGGCGACCAGGTGCGCCTCGGCATCACCGCCCCGGACGACGTCGCCATTCACCGCTCCGAGATCTACCAGCAGATCGGCAACGTCCGTCCCGTGCCGCCGGCGGAACTGGTCGAGGCCTGGAACCGAGAGCACCCGGCGCCAGCGCTGATCGAGTACCGCCCGTACCGAGGGGCCGAACCGCAGCGCACCCGCACCGTCGGCCGGGCCAGCGTGTCGCTTGGCGGGGCGGCGGTTATCTGGATCGAAGGCCAGTCGGCGCCGGTTGCGTTGCGGGCCTGCACGGCAATATGAACAGGAGACCACGATGCGACGTGTCATGACTATGAAGGTGACGTGCGACAGGAATGGTCGGCGCACGGGCTTGGAAGATAGTGGCGAAGCACTCTTCCACCAGTGGGGGGTCGACTTCGAAGAGTTCGAGACTGGGGCGGGCAACTACACCGTGGCTGTCATTGAGCGCCCCGGAGGCACCGTTGAACTCCTGCCGGTTCACCATATCCGGTTCCTCGACACGGCGCCGGACTTCCCCGATACGGAGGACCTCACCATGTAGCCCAACCCCAACGGCAGATCGCCAACATGCGGTCGAGCCTGTACCCAACCGCTTTCACATAAGGCGGTGCATGTAAGTGGAGACAGGGCGCTTGGCGGCGCCCTTCTCTTTCCTGCTCCTGGCACGGCCAGGGCGCAGCGGAGAGTGATTTGAGGCGTGGAAGCTGGGAGCCGAAAGCTCCCTGGAGACACGCGGGAAGCGCGGGAACAAGCGCGCACGTGGGCGGCCATGGCCGATGAAGTTCCGGGCATCAGCACAGTCACCGCAGCAGCGGCAAACACCCGAGAAGCGCACTGATGCCAGAGCCGGAGTCGCGACCGGCCAGATCACTCCCCGCTGCGCATGCAGCGTTCCCCCTCTTCGCCCGGCTCCGGCCGGGCTTTTTTCAACCTCCATTCGAGAGCACCCACCACGGCGCCCACCGGGCACGACTGCCGTGTGCCTGGGTGCTGCCGAATGCAGGTGAACCACGGAGAGCATCCCGATGTGGACATACCGCGAGCGCCGCAACCGCGCGGCTTTCAGCAACGCCCAGCACACCTGGGACTTCGCCAGAGACCCGCTCTGGGACCAGCCGGAGCCGGAACCGGAGCACGAGGACGAAGAGCAGGAGGCCGACGATGGCCTGGGCGAATGAGCGCGCCGAGGGCGTGATCGAGGAAGCGATCGTCGCTATGCGTCGGTCGGTGATCCCGCGCCACGACCAGTTGGTATGGCGCGGCCAGATCGAGATGGCCTACACGCTGGACGCCATAGGCACCCGGCAATACGACGACATGCGCCGCCGGCTCGACGCCGCAGCGGATGCGAGACAGCAAGAACTGAGGAGCATCGACCTATGACCACCCGCCCCGTTCGCTCGATCATCGACGACCAACTCGACGATATCGAAGAGTTTGCCGGAAAGAGCATCCGCCAGGCCGTCGAGTTGGCCAACCGCCACGGCTACCACAACCCGTTCTTCGCCGACATATGCGGCGACCTCTGCGTTCTGCGCTTCCGGCGTAGCTCCCGCCTTCACGTGACAACCACCCTCCACCTGAAATGAGACCAGCCCCATGACTGCACCTCTCGCATCGGTCGGCGCGCTCGACCGCACCAAGTACCTTGGCAGCAGCGATGTCGCCGGCATCCTCGGCATCAGCCCCTGGCGCACTCCGTTGGACGTGTACCTGGATAAGGTCCAGCCGCGCACCGGTCCCGTCGACCCGGCGAAGCAGAAGATTTTCACCCGTGGCCAGCGGATGGAGCCCTACGTCATCGACCTGCTGGCCGAAGAGACCGGCCTGAAGATCGTCGGCCGCGGTAACCGCTACCGCGACCAGCAGCACGATTTCATGGCCGCCGAGATCGACGCCGAGGCCGCCAGCGGCGAAAACATCGAGATCAAGACGGTCAGCCCCTTCAAGGCGAAGGAATGGGGTGAGGTTCAGACCGATGCCATTCCAGTCCACTACACCGCCCAGGCCATGCACGGCCTGATGGTCACCGGCCGCCAGGTCTGCATCTTCGGGGTGCTGATCGGCGGCGACGACTTCCGCGTGTACCGCGTCGAGCGGGACGACGAAACCATCGCGGCGATTCGCGAGAAGGAGGTCGAGTTCTGGGGACGCATCCAGCGCCTGGATCCGCCCGAAGCAACCGCTGTCAGCGACATCCTCCGGCTGTTCGAGCGTGACGCCGGAACCAGCATCGAGGCCGATGGCAAGGTCGTGGAGGTGTTCAACCGCCTGCGCGAACTGAAAGCCAAGGCCAAGGGCCTGGAGTACGAGATCGAGTCCGCAGAGGAGCGCATCAAGCTCTTCATGCAGGACCACGCCCAACTCACGGTCAACGGCAAGTCGGTACTGACGTGGAAGTCCCAGACCACCAACCGCTTCGACCAATCCGCCTTCAAGGAAGCTCACCCCGCGCTGTTCGAGCAGTTCAAGAAGACCAGCGAATCCCGCGTTTTCCGCCTCAAGTAACCGGAGCCCAGCATGTCCGCAACCGCCCTGAAAGCCGCCGCGACCGGCAATGTCGCCAACAACGGTCAGCCGAAAACGCTGGCCCACCTGATGACTGATCCGAAAATCAAAGGCCAGATCGCCCTGGCGCTTCCGAAGCACATGACCGCCGATCGACTCGCGCGCATCGCGCTGACCGAGATTCGCAAAGTACCGGCCCTGGCGAAGTGCAATCAGGAGAGCTTCCTCGGCGCCGTGATGCAATGCGCGCAGCTCGGCCTGGAACCGGGTAACGCTCTCGGCCATGCCTACCTGCTGCCGTTCGGCAACGGCAAGGCGAAAGATGGCCTGTCGAACGTCCAGTTGATCATCGGCTACCGCGGGATGATTGACCTTGCCCGGCGCTCCGGCCAGATCGTTTCGCTCACCGCGCGCACCGTGCACCAGAACGACCAGTTCAGCTATCGCTACGGCCTCGACGAGGACGTCCAGCACGTTCCGGGAGAAGGTGAACGCGGCGTCATGACCCACGTCTACGCGGTCGCCAAGCTGAAGGACGGCGGCGTGCAATTCGAGGTCATGAGCAAGGCCGACGTCGACAAAGTACGCGCCACAAGTAAGGCATCCGGAAACGGGCCTTGGGTCACCCACTACGAAGAGATGGCCAAGAAGACCGTCATCCGCCGGCTGTTCAAGTACCTGCCGGTCAGCATCGAGTTGCAGACCGCAGTCACCCTGGACGAACGCGCCGACGCCGGATTGGACCAGGACAACGCGTCCATCCTCACCGGCGAATACAGCGTTGTTGACGACCAGTCTCAGGACCAGGTCCCGGACGGCGTGAACACCGAGACGGGCGAAATCACCGAACCCGCCCCGGGCCAGCAGTCGGACACCGGCGACACCGGCACCGACGGGCTCAATCTCGAGTAACCGGCCATGCCCAGCCGAACCATCGAAGAGCAGTTCGACCGTGTCGAGGAGTTCAACAGCCTCCTCGGCGCGGCGGAGCTGAATGCCGCCACCACCTGGGAAGAAGAGTTCACCGCCGACCTGCGCGCCAACTTCCAGCGCTACGGCCCGCGGATGTTCCTCAGTGAGTCCCAGCACACCACCCTCGAACGCATCGCCAACCAGTAGGAACAGCAGCCAATGACAGCCCAAACCGCCGCAACTATCGCTCAAGACCTCGTAGAAGAGTTCGACGAGGAACAGCCCGCCACCGTAGTTTCCCTCGCTGCCGAAACGCTCGGCCGCGACCTGCTCCAGGCCCTGCTGCAGGAGGTCCGCGTCCTGCCGGATGTCTGGCCGAAGCTGACCGAAAAGAAACAAGCCGACGTCATCGACCGCCTGCGCAGCACCGTAGAGCGCACCGTGAAGTATGCGGTCAAGCTGATTTCCGCCGGCGAGCGCCCGGCCATCGGCGGCATCCTGGAGTCGGTGGCGATCAAAGAAGGCATCAAGGCGACCTTCAAGGTCAGCCAGTTCGACCCGCTGCGTCACGACCTAATCGACCGTGCCGGCAAGGTCTGCATGCTGGTGGTGGCCGACGCTGAGGAGTACCTGCAGGGCATGGACACCGTCGTACCCGATCCCGACCAGAGCGCCCTGGCCCTGGACGAAAGCGACGATGGCGACGACGCCGGCGGCACTGGCGCGCAGGACCCGCTCTACATTGAAGCGGTCAGCCATGTCATCGACACGCGCCGGGTCAGCATCAGCGGGCTCCAGCGCTACCTGAAAATCGGCTACAACCGCGCCGCGCGCATCGTCGAGGAAATGGAAGCCGCCGGCGTTGTATCGGCACCGAACTCCAACGGCGAGCGCGAGGTGATCCTGCAATCACCGCCGGAACCGGAAAAAGACCTGCTGAGCAGTGCCGCCGAGCCCGGCGCCACAACCTACGGCGGCCACACCATCGACGACATCACCGTTCTGGTGCTGCGCAAAGACGAGATCACCCCGGGCTGGCTGCAGTCGCGCTTTGCGCTGAGCACCGACGAGTCCTTGGCTGTCGCCCTGAAGCTGCTCGACGACGGTGTGATCACGCTCGCCACCGAAGGCGAATCGCCTGACCTCAACACCTACCGCGTCGCCGTTGCCACCAAGGCGCCGGCCGAAGAGCCCATCACCCTGGAGTGAGCCATGCGCATAACGAAACTCGAAATCACCAATTTTCAAGGGCTGCGTCATGCGGCCCTTGATGTTTCTGCGCCGGTGCTCCTGGTGGCCGGCCATAACGGCGCCGGCAAGAGTTCGCTGCTGGACGCCATCGCCATGGCCTTCAACGGCCAGCCGCGCCGCGTCTCACTGAAGAAGGAGATGGACAAGCTGGTAACCGAGGGCGCCAAGAAGGGCGAGGCCCGCGTCGAGTGGCTGGACGAGGCCGGCGAGGTGCAGGCCTGCGGGGTCGCGCTGCCCAGCGGCAAAGGCTCCCCGCTCGCCGACTCGCCGTTCCTGCCATACGTGCTCGACGCCAGCCTGTTTGCCGCTCTGGACGCCAAAGATCGCCGCCGGGTGCTGTTCGACCTGACCGGCGCCAGCGCCAGCCCGGCCGAGGTCGGCAAGCGCCTGAAGGCCAAGGGCATCGACCTGGCGCTGTTCGAGAAGGTGAAGCCCCTGCTCCGTTCCGGGTTCTCCGCCATGGTCGGCCAGGCAAAGGACTACGCCAGCGAAGCGCGCGGCGCCTGGAAAGCGGTCACCGGCGAGAACTACGGCAGCGAGAAGGCCATTGACTGGGCGCCGGAACTGGTGGCCACCGCGGTGACCAACGACCAGGTCGAGGAAGCCCGTAACGCCCTGCAGGCGCTCGAGGACGATCTGGCTGAAGCCCAGCAGACCTTGGGCGCCAGCAAGCAGGCCCGCCAGGCCGCCGACGGCCGCGCCCAGCGCATAGCCAATCTGCGCGAGCTGGTAGACCTGGAGCCGCGCCGCCGCAACAAGCTGAGCACGGACGAGCAGAACCAGGACGAGTGGTCCGAGAAGGTCATGGCCGCCGAGCTGGCCTCGTCCGGCAGCGTGCCGCACCAGCCGCTGACCTGCCCCCACTGTCAGGGCGCGGTCGACCTGCAGGCCGGTGCTCTGGTGGTGCATCAGCCGCCTGAGAAGATCGCTGACGCCGAGGCAGCCAAGCGTCTGCCGGAATACCGCGAGTATCTGGCCAGTGCTCAGCGCGCCGTGGCGAACAGCCAGCGGGACCTGGACGAGTGCCTGGCCGCCGCCGAGCAGATCAAGGCCCTGGAAACCGAGTCCGCCGACGCGCCCAGCGCCGAAGCGATCGCCAACGGCGAGCAGGCTATCAACGAACTGCGGCAGGCCCGCGACGCGAGCCGCGCGAAGCTGGTGGCCCTTCAGGAAGCCATGGAAGCGGCTGCCCAGCGTGAGGCCTCGATCGCGAAAGCGCAGGCCGCGCACCGGGATGTGGTGGCGTGGACCGGCATGGCCGACGCGCTGTCGCCGACCGGAATCCCGGCTGAGATCCTGGCCGACGCGATCGGACCGGTGAACGAACTGCTGCAGCGCCTATCCGGCACAGCCGGCTGGTCGCCGGTACAGATCAGCGCCGACATCGATGTCACGTTCGGCGGTCGACTGTACGGCCTGCTGTCCGAGTCCGAACGCTGGCGGTGCGACGCGACGCTGGCCCTGACCATCGCGACGATCTCCGGCCTGCGCCTGGCGCTGCTGGATCGCCTCGATGTGTTGGACCTGCCGAGTCGTAGCCAGGCCCTGACACTGCTGCGTGCCGTGACCATGGACAAGGAAATCGATTCGGTGATCGTCGCCGGCACGCTCAAGGAGGCGATGGCGAAGACGCCGACCTGGCTACAAGCGGTCTGGATCGACGCCGGGCAACTCGCCGACCAGCAGCAACAGGCTGCGGCCTGACCCTCGATACAGCGCCCCAGCCGGGGCGCTTTCTCTCCCAGAAAGCACGCACCGGACGCCGCCCTGTGGGCGATTCAACCATGCCTCGTGGGCCGCCCTGTCAGGCAGGGCGGCGTCCAGTGCGTGCCGTTCCCCAAGGAAACAGCATGACCGCCTATGAAGACTTCTTGCGAGCCAAGGTCCGCCTCGCCGAGCCGAAAGGCTTCGAGGTGAAGCCATCGGCCTTCCATCCCCTGCTCAAACCGCACCAGCGAGCCATCGCCACCTGGCTGGTGCGCCAAGGCCGCGCGGCCTGTTTCGCGGCCTTCGGCCTGGGCAAGTCGGTAATGCAGCTTGAAGTGGCGCGCGTCACCCGCGAACTGGCCGGAGGCTACGCGCTCATCACCATCCCGCTGGGTGTGCGCCAGGAGTTCTACCGAGACGCCGCGATGCTCGGCATCACCGTCCGGTTCATCCGAAGTTTCGACGAGGTAGACGACCCCAACACCATCTACCTGACCAATTACGAGACCGTCCGCGATGGCAAGCTCGACCCTCGACGGTTCAGTGTGGCCAGTTTGGACGAAGCCAGTTGCCTGCGCGGCTTCGGCGGCAGCAAGACGTTCCGCGAGTTCATGGCCCTGTTCGCGGGTGACGATCGCGCCGCCGGCATCCGCGGCGATGGCGTACGGTACCGGTACGTGGCCACGGCCACGCCGAGCCCGAACGAATACATCGAGCTGCTGGCGTACTCGGCGTTCCTCGGCGTGATGGATGTCGGCCAGGCCAAGACCAGGTTCTTCAAACGCAACTCGGAGAAGGCCGACCAACTCACCATCCATGCCCACAAGGAGGGCGAGTTCTGGATGTGGGTGGCGTCCTGGGCGATCTTCGTTCAGCGCCCCAGCGACCTCGGGTTCAGTGACGAAGGCTACGCCCTACCGGAACTGGACATCCGCTGGCACGAAGTACCGTCTGACCACTCGCACGCCGGCCACGAGCGCAATGGCCAGGGACGCCTGCTTCGTAATACCGCTATTGGCGTGCAGGACGCCGCCGCCGAGAAACGCGAGAGCCTGCCCGCCCGGATCGCCAAACTGATGGAGATCCGCGCCGAGGCCCCAGATGCTCACCGGATCATCTGGCATGACCTCGAGGCGGAACGCCACGCGATCGAGGCCGCCGTCCCCACTGCCGTAAGCGTCTACGGCTCCCAGGATCTGGAAGAGCGCGAGCGCGCGATCGTCCAGTTCAGCGACGGCGAGTTCCAGGAGCTGGCCGCCAAACCGGTGATTGCCGGCAGCGGCTGCAACTTCCAGCGCCACTGCTCTTGGGCCATCTACCTGGGCATCGGCTTCAAGTTCAACGACTTCATCCAGTCCATTCACCGCCTGCACCGCTTCCTGCAGACCGGCCGCGTGCGCATCGACCTGATCTACACCGAGGCCGAGCGCGACATCCGCCGCCAGTTGGAACGGAAGTGGCAGCAGCACAACACCATGGTTCAGCGCATGACCGAGATCATCAAGCAATACGGCCTGTCCATCGCCGCCATGGCGCAGACACTCACCCGCTCCATGGGTGTGGAACGCATCGAGATCAAGGGCAAGGACTACACCATCGTCAACAATGACACTGTGCTCGAAACCCGCCGCATGGAAAACAACAGCGTCGGCTTGACCATCACCAGTATCCCCTTCAGTACCCAGTACGAGTACTCGCCGAACTACGCCGACTTCGGGCACACCGACGATAACGCGCATTTCTTCCAGCAGATGGACTATCTGATCCCGGAAATGCTGCGCGTGACCATTCCCGGGCGCCTGGCTTGCATCCACGTGAAGGATCGTATCGTTCCTGGCGGCATGACCGGCCTCGGCTTCCAGACCGTCTATCCGTTCCACATGGAAGTGACCCGCGCCTTCGTCAAGCACGGCTGGGCCTACATGGGCATGAAGACCATCGTCACCGACGTGGTTCGCGAGAACGCCCAGACCTACCGCCTCTCGTGGACGGAACAGTGCAAGGACGGCACCAAGATGGGTGTCGGCATGCCCGAGTACCTGCTGATCTTCCGCAAGCCCCCCACCGACAACTCCAACGCCTACGGCGACATTCCGGTGGTCAAGGCCAAGCCCCTGTGCATCGACGAAGACGGCCAGATCGTCCCTTTCGCCATGGACAAGAAGCTCACCGTCACCCGCGGCAACGGCTACAGCCGGGCACGCTGGCAGTTGGACGCCCACGGGTTCACCCGAAGCAGCGGCAACCGTCCGCTGACCGAAGAGGACTTCGAAGGCATCCCGCACGACGTGATGTTCAAGCTGTACCGCGACTACAGCCTGTCCACCGTCTACGACTTCGAGCACCACGTCCGCATCGGCGAATCGCTGGAGGTCACCGGGAAGCTGCCCACCGGCTTCATGCTGCTGCCACCGCAGTCCTGGCACCCGGACGTGTGGACCGACGTCGCCCGCATGCGGACGCTCAACGCCCAGCAGTACAGCAAGGGGCAGGAAATGCACCTGTGCCCGCTGCAGTTCGACATCGTCGACCGGGCCATCGTGCAGTACTCCATGGAAGGAGACCTGGTCTTCGATCCCTTCGGCGGGATCATGACCGTCCCGTACTGCGCGCTGAAGCTCAAGCGCAGGGCCCGTGCCCACGAACTGAACTCCCGCTACTTCCTGGACGGTGCGGGCTATTGCAAGTCTGCCGAGGAAGAGATGGCCATGCCCGACCTGTTCGCCCTGCTCGAGGCCGATGCTGACATCACCCATAAGGAACCCGCCGCATGATCAAGCGCACCCTCTACCATTTCCACTTCTGCTGCGGCCTGGGCGGCGGTGCCGCCGGTTTCAACCGGGCGCGTCCGCGGGTCGGCAATGTCGAGGCCGAATGGGTCTGCCTCGGCGGGATCGACGTGGACCCGGCCGGATTGCGCGACTTCGAGCGCCTGGCCGGCGTCCCGGGCACCCTGCTGGACCTCTTCACCCGCGACCAGTACGTGCGGTTCCACGGCAAGGAGCCGCCGGCAGGCTGGCGTGAGGCCACCCCCGAGGATGTGCGCCGCGCCGCCCAGGGCAAGCGCCCGGACGCGGTGTTCATCTCCAGCCCCTGCAAGGGCGCCTCTGGCCTCCTCTCCGAGAAGATGAGGCCTGACCCCGAAGTACCAGGCGCTGAACGAGTTGACGCTGCGCTGCATCTGGCTCATGGGCGAAGCCTGGGCCGATGACCCGGTGCCCCTGATCGTCTTCGAGAACGTCCCGCGCCTGGCCAG